CCGAAAGGAGAACCCAACTGGGTGGTGCTACTCAGTTACGAGTAGCGGCCAAGAACCAGAGACCAAGTCTTCACGGCTTGGCCACCTCTGAGGGATCCAGTTTTTAGCTGAACCGCCAACGCCGCATATAACAACGCGACGTTTCCCAAGGGTATAACGCTTCGCAAATGGGGCTTCAGATGAAGCTCCTCGAAGCGCTGCTAACAACAGAGCCTCCGATGAAGGAGGAACTCTGTCCTCGACAACCTTCCTATGGAAAGCAAGATACTCGGTGCGCTGCAACTTCCTGTTAAAATAACAGTAAGGTGAGGCAAGCAGAGTGTCGTACTCAACCCATAGCGCCCCATCCGTCACTTCACTATTGAAGGAACGAGGAAGGGCGTAACATGAGAAGTTACATAGCACACGATCCCTCCAACTCCAAAAGAGGTGGAAGGTGTAGCTATTTCTCTGAGAGAGGTTGAAGAACTTGATGAGCGACTCAACATTGTCGATCCACTCATCAAGGACAGCAGGGCGAATATTCTCGCCATAATACCAATCGCTCCCGCATGACTCACGGAAGGGGCCCTCGGTAAAACTCTTACGAGCGTTTACCTCGAACCCAAACGCAGCCAACGTAGACAACAGCTTCGAGAGGCAACTTTTCCTCACGATTATGTCATCTCCGTAGACGGCGAACTCCCCCTTCACGGCCCCTGCATTTCTGCAGAAGGCAGCAAAGATGAGTGTTTGCAGCGGGAAGCAAAAGCCGTTTCCCATCGAACAGAACTTCTCGAAGCGGTGCTTGACACCGTCAGGGAGTAGACCGTACTTTGGGCGCATATCATCCAACAGAGCGAACCAATCAGAGGGTAATATTCCTCTAACAAGCTCGACGGAGATGGAATCACTTGCGTTCTTAAGGTCGATAGTGACGTAGCCGTCAGGTTCATCAAAAGAACCAAGGCGAGCCATATCACTATTAATAGTCTGCCCCATCGAGAGATCGATGCCCCACTGAAGCAATTTTCGCCTCAGCACAACATCGACACCTTTCTGGAGGTAACCATTCAGAACCGGCTCGACAGCAATAAGTCTTAAACTTGTTGCTGTCTTTGGGACAAAGGATATTTTATTATGGTTGACCCAACTTACACGCGTGCGAAAGGCCTTAGCAAAGGCCTTCTGCGAGCCTACGTAATCACAGGTGAACCCTCCTAGGACTTTGGTCCAGATCGGAGAGTGCTGCGACAACGCATCTCTTGCGTGGTAGTAGGACTCTGGCGTGCACGTCCACTTTCCGTCGAGCTTAGCTCGAAGGTTGGTGGTGTTACCGTGCACTCCAATTGAAGCGCCAGCCCCGAAATCACACCCTTCCAAGTTTTCCCGCCGGTCGCAATGACCGAGGAGTTTTGCTACATCATTCCTGAGCTCAGACAAAAGAAATGGCTGAACTCTGTGGTGACGCAACCCGTCGTTAAGCAGGGATAACCTGCTCTCGACGGCGTGGAAGTTAGCCAAGGCTTCATCTTCAAGAGGTCTATTAAGGACCTCTATCCAATGAGGATGCTTCTTGACCAGTGCAATTAGCTGGTTAACGCCGAATTGAACACGGCGGGAGCTATACTTCTGTAACTCCAAACCAACTACAGCAAGATAGAAAGACTCTTTATCCCACTCACTTGGCAAAGATTCAAGCCATGTGTTAATGTGGGAGTCCTCTTCTCTTACTGCTCTAAGGTAATCAACCGAGACCTTTAACAGGTCCTGGTAAAGAGCCCAGCGAGACGTCTTTAAAGACGCATCAAGCTTTTTCGCCTCTCGTAAGAGAGACGCTTTCTTCACCTTCATTCTGTTCATATGAACCTCGAAAGAGCAGCGAGCCAAAGGCTACGCCGAGTTTGATACTGACAACCCTCAGCAAAGCTGAGGCGGTCGATAGACTTAGAAAGAAATCTTCTGAGTCTTTACGAACGTTTTGAAGTCAGCGTGAGAAAGATGGGCTCCCATATCATTGAGAAGCGCATCAATGTCCGCCGATGCAGCCCCTACAGGAACAGAGACCTTGATTTCCAAGATCGCCGTCCCAGTAGGGGTAAGAGCACCGGTGAGGGTCAACGTGCGGGTCATTTTACTGCTCGCACGTGCTACGCCTGAAAAGACGGAAGTAGGCTTCGGATCAGTCCGGTTAAGGATGAGATCGTCATCAACCGACAAGGTCTTTGCAGCACCGATGTAACCAACGCTATCGCTAGCGTAGGAATCGGCCGTATAGGTTTTGGCGTTAAAAACTAAAGTCATAAAAATGACTCCAAGAGTTGAGGGATTATCTTCGAGAGGACTTACCTCCGAAGGCTGCACTCAGTGCTACTGTACAGAGGGATAAAGCGTCCAGTGTTCGAATAATATTCGAAAACCGGAAGTCACCCTTAAGTACGAGCCTTGGCGCCATCAACCCGGCATACCTTGTCTTCAGTTCGTACGAGGCATCAAAAGACCCCGACGGATAGGAGATTATGGTATACCCGGCATTAGGCGTTGCAGTCTGCGCTGTACCACGTACAGAATCGACCCGAGTAACGGTGGTACAACTTCCAAGTTCTTTAAAACCGGAAGTTGGAACAGCTGCCCGTAAACGGTCACCAACGTTCACGAACCAGTCGAAAACGAAGCTAAAGGGAACTAGTTCCCAAGGGAGAGTTAGCAAATCTTTAAAGCCAACACCCTGCTTCATCAACTGTGAGACCTTGAATTCATCCAACGACATGCACCGGACGAACACTTCTGTTTTTAATTCAAACAGATTAGTTCGCCCAAAAGGCGCGCCGGCAGATGAGATTACCCGTCGGTCAGTTACTGACCCTTGGGATGAACCCCTAGCAGTCTCTCGAACGACTTCATTGATTGAACGAGAATCTTCTAGTATCGCACGAAGATCTGAGACGAGAGGCATAATACCATACCGGTATTGTAGCCAAAGTTCCGCCGCAGACTTTATCCTTCGTGCCGGAGACGCCGCGCGAGCGATGTTCCGGATGGTATTGCAAAGATCGGGAGCCAGTCTGTAAGACTGGTCGATCGTAGCAAGGGTTTCAAGAAGGTTAGCCCTGTTACCTTGCCTATTAGATAGGCAAGAGGTACTAGCCTCCGCTTCAAGGTCCGAGAACTCATCATTACTGATAAGGCTCGGGATAACAATGGTGCTGGACGTAGATCCTGAATAAGATTTATAATCAGTGTCTACGACCGGCTGCGCATTCCGCTGTTCATGGAAGCGCGGTGTGCCTGAGCACAACACAGAGGAGTTCGCTTTCGCGTGAGCACCTGTACCAGATGCAGCAGTACATGTAGTAGTCTCTATACGCAAGGGGTTAAAGAAAACCTGACCCGCGCGTGACTTCCGGTGAAAACCCGGAATTTCTACGTCATTCATCACTCTAATCTGGCCCACCGGTAAACCGGTGTAATTGGAGATGTTAGTCCATGAGGACTGAGCACACCCATTCCAGATTGATTCAGAGTGGCGAACGGCCGTAGGCACTAGACTACCTTGTGTACGAACCCTCATCATTGTTACCTCTTGGGTGGTGGAGTAATTCCCACCATGGATCCGAAATGGAACGAAACCAGTTGGTCCCGCTGGAACCCCCGGAAGGGG